TCGGCCTCAAGTCCGCCTCCAACCTCGGGATCACCATGGGCCAGGAGGCCCTCACAGCGCAGCAGCTGAACGCGATGGCTGAGGAGGAGGTGACCGGTGCCCGCCAAGAAGGCACGATCGACGTCGCCAGCCGCGAAGAAGCGCTCCTCGAAGGGTTCGGCGAAGCCTAGGAGCCGCACCGCCGGCCGGGCCCAGGCCCGCCAGGAGTGCCCGACCTGGCAGGACTACCTCACCACCCGCCGGCCGGTCGGCGCGACCGACGACCAGGGAAACACCCTCACCGACGGCCAGAAGTGCATCCGCTGGATCGAACGGCACTGCGTCCACACCAACGACCGGTGGACCGGCCGGCCGTTCCGGCTGCTCCCCTGGCAGAAGTTCGTCATCCTGTGCCTGTTCACCCTCGGCGCCGACGGCCTCCGCGTCGTCCGCTGGGCGCTCATCGGGATCGCGAAGAAGAACGGCAAGACCGAGCTGCTCGCCGCCCTAGCGCTGTACTTCGCGTTCGGGCCGTCCGGGCCCGACGGCCAGCCAGAGCCAGCCGCCCTCGTGGTCGTCGCCGCCGGGTCCGACGAGCAGGCCGACCTGCTCTTCGGCGCCGCCAAGACCATGTGCGAGCTGTCCCCGACGCTTCGCCGGCTCACCGAGGGCGGCCGGTTCGAGGATGAGATCCAGTGCCCATCGCTGCCCGGGTCGAAGATCAAGCGGGTCGCCGCCGCGGCCCGCAAGACCTCGTCCACCCTCGACGGCAAGAACGTCTACGTAGCGATCATCGACGAGCTGCACTGCTGGGAGGGCAACGGCGCCCGGGTCGTGTGGGACACGATCACCAACGGCACCGTCACCCGCCGCCAGCCGATGGTGCTGCAGATCACGACCGCCCACTTCGACGAGGACACGATCTGCGGCGAGCAGTACGCCTACGGCAAGGCGGTCGCCGCCGGGAAGGTCGACGATCCCCGCTACTTCTTCTGGTGGGTCGAGGCCCCCCAGGGCGCCGATCACACCGACCCCGACGTGATCGCTGCGTCGAACCCGTCGTTCGGGATCACCGTCGGGATCGACTTCTACCTCGACCAGCTCACCAAGAAGACCGAGGCGGTGTTCCGCCGGTACTTCCTGAACCAGATCACCGAGTCCGAGGAGTCCTGGCTCGAGCACGGTCAGTGGGAACGCCTGTCGGTCGGCCGGAGCTTCTCGATCGACCCGGACCTGCCGTCGTGGACCGGGACCGACGCCTCTACCAAGCACGACTCCACCGCCCACGTGATCGCCCAGTGGAACCCCGACACGGGCCGGCTCCGCCTCCGGTGCCGCATGTGGGAACGCCCCTTCGACCCCCGCACCCGCCGGCCTGTCGAAGGCTGGAAGCTCCCGCTCGAAGAGGTCGAGAACTACCTCGCCGACTGGTTCAACCAGGCCGGCGAGACCCTCGCCGCTTGCGGCTACGACCCGGCCCTGTTCCACCGGTCAGCTCGCGCGCTCGAGGACCTCGGCCTGCCGATGGAGGAGTTCCCCCAGTCCGACGCCCGCATGGTCCCCGCGTCGCAGAACCTGTACCAGCTGATCGTCGAAGGCAAGATCGAACACGACGGCGACGCCGACTTCACCCGCCACCTCCGCAACGCCGTCGCCGTCCAGGCCCGCGGAGGCAACGGCGGCTGGCGGCTCTCCAAGGGTCGCACCAAGAAGCACATGGACGCCGCCATCGCCGCCGCCATCGCCGCCTGGCTCGCGTGCCAGTCCGTCGACGAGGACGACGAGCGGGTCCGTGAACCCGAGTTCGTGACCCTGTGAGGGGAGGGCTGATGCGTGCTGTCGTCTCGTCGGTTCTCGAGCTCGCCGGGTTGACGCTGGTCGCCGTGGCCGGGTTCCTCCTGGCACCTTGGGTCGGGGCATTCCTCGCCGGTGTCGGTCTCGTGGTCGTCGGACTCGCCTTGGACCCCCCTGCCAGGGGTGATCGGTGAGCGTGCTCCGGTCCCTGTTCGAGCATCGCTCCATCCGCTTTCAGGACGTGTGGGGCTCGGGCGGCCCGTGGGCCGGCGGGTCGACGACTCACGCCGGCGTCCCCGTCGGCCAGGACCAGGCGCTGCGCCTGGTCGCGGTCCATGCCTGCGTCTCGCTGATCTCCGAGTCCATCGCCGCGCTGCCGCTCGGTTCGTTCGTCCGAGAACGAGGGGTGCGCCGCCCGTCCCCGAACCGGCCCGTGTGGCTGGACACCCCGAACGGGGAGGACTCCCGATTCGAGTTCGTCGAGGCGGTCGTCACCTCGCTGCTCCTCGACGGCAACGCCTACGTCGAGGTGGTCGCCGACCGACGCGGCGAGCCGGTCACGCTGGGAGTCCTCGATCCCCGTTCCGTGGTGCCGTTCCGTGGACCCGATCGGGTGAAGGTGTTCGAGGTCGCGTTGGAGTCCGGTGACCGCACGGTGGTCCCGGCGTTCGATCGGACGTCGACCGGAGGGCTCCTCCACATCAAGGGCCACCGCCAACCGGGAGCGCTGAAGGGAGCGTCACCGATCGAACGGGCCCGCCAGGCGATCGGCCTCGGGTTGGTCACCGAGGAGTTCGGGTCGCGGTTCTTCGGTCAGGGCTCCCACGCCGGCGGTGTCATCGAGGTCGACGGCCCACTGGGTGACGAGGTGGTGAAGCGGCTCAAGGCCGGGTGGGAGGAGCACCACTCAGGGTCGCTCAAGTCGCACCGCCCCGGTGTTCTCACCGACGGCGCGAAGTGGAAGCAGATGACGATCGCTCCGGAACACGCCCAGTTCCTCGAGACCCGACGGTTCCAGGTGTCCGAGGTCGCCCGCCTGTTCCGGGTACCGCCCCACATGATCGCCGACGTCGAGAAGTCGACCTCGTGGGGGACCGGCATCGAGCAGCAGGGCATCGGGTTCGTCACCTACACGCTCGGCGCTCCGATCGAACGGATCGAGCAGCGTCTGGGGATGCTGCTACCGGCGGCCGAGTTCCTGAAGTTCAACGTGAACGGCCTGCTGCGCGGCGATGTGAAGGCCCGCTTCGACGCATACGCGGTGGGTCGCCAGTGGGGCTGGCTGTCGGTCAACGACATCCGCCGGCTGGAGGACATGCCGCCGGTCCCCGCCGGCGACCAGTACATCTCGCCGCTGAACATGGGTGAGCTCGGAGCGACTCCCCGAGAGATGCCCGACACGTTGCGACTGTTCGACCCCGACGCAGACCTCGCCGGCGTGGCGAGCGACACCTGAAGGAGCACGACCATGGAGCGACGGCACATCAAGGGCGACTTCGAGGTCCGGGCCGGCGCCACCGGCGACGTGATCGTCGGGCACGCCCCCGTGTGGAACCGCTACAGCCAGAACCTCGGCGGGTTCGTCGAGCAGGTCGCCCCGGGTGCGTGCTCGCGTGCCATCGTCGAGGACGACATCCGCGGCCTGCTGAACCACGACCCGTCCCTGCTGCTGGGCCGCAACAAGTCGGGGACCATGCGCCTGTTCGAGGACAACGTCGGTCTCCGGTTCGAGATCGACGTGCCCGACACGACCGTCGGCCGCGACCTGGTCGTGTCGGCCAAGCGCGGCGACATCTCCGGGGCGTCGTTCTCGTTCCGAGTGATCGACCAGGAGTGGGGAGTCACCGAGTCCGACTTCCCGCTGAGAACCATCAAGTCCATGCAGATGTTCGACACCGGGCCCGTCACCTTCCCCGCCTACCTCGACTCCGAGGCCGGCCTACGGTCGGACCCCGCCGCCCGGCGAGAGGCGCTGGCAGGCCTGGCGAACGAATCCCGTTCCATCGACCAGGTTCTCGAGGCTGACGACCTCCGCGCCTTCATCGCGAACCCCGAAGACCTCACCGGCACCGAGGGACAGCGAGCAACGCATCGCTCGGTCGAGGTGGCCCGCGCCCGCCTGCTCCTCGCAGGCCGCCGCACCCCCGCCGCGTAGCGGCGCCCAGCAGTCGCCCAGGACAGCGAGCAACGCATCCGGGCACCCCTCACCCGATCCAGAACGGACCTCGACACGAGGTCCCGTCACGCGCCCAAGGAGGGCACCATGAACATCCTCAACACGCTGCTGGAGCAGCGCGCCAACGTGTGGGAGCAGGCCAAGGCCCACCTCGATACCGTCGAAGCCGAGGGCAGGGAGTTCACCGGCGAGGCCGACGAGACCTGGTCCCGGTTCAACGCCGACCTCGACGCGCTCGACAAGCGCATCGGCGAGGTCAAGGACCTGATGGAGCGGGAGACGGCGGCCGCCGAGGCCCGCTCCCTCGGTGAGGACCTGGCCCGCCGCGGGGCCTCCGACCCGGAGGACCCGCCCGGCGAGACCGACGTCGACCGGCTCCGCAAGCTGGTCACCGGCGAGGTCCGGGCCGTCGACTTCCGGGCCGGCAACGAGGCCCGCGACCTGTCGAAGCTGTCGGCCGGCGCCGGCGCCAACGTGGTCCCCACCTCGTTCTACGGCATGCTGCAGGAGCACCTGATCGAGTCGTCAGCGATCCGTCAGACCAACGTGACGGTCCTGACGACCGACTCCGGCGAGAACCTGCAGGTCCCCAAGACCGCCGGGTACTCGACGGCGTCGCTCATCGCCGAGGCCGGCGCGATCTCCGAGTCGGACCCCAGCTTCGGCCAGGTCACCCTGGGGGCGTTCAAGTACGCGATCCTCGTCCAGGTCTCGTCCGAGCTGCTGACCGACGAGGGCGTCGACGTGGCCGGGTTCCTGGCCCGTCAGGGCGGCCGCGCTCTCGGCAACGGGTCCGGCGCCCACTTCGTGAACGGCGACGGCTCCTCGAAGCCGCTCGGCGTCGTGCCGGCCTCGACCCTCGGCGTCACCGCCGCCGGCGCCGCGGCGATCACCACCGACGAGCTGATCGACCTCTTCTACAGCGTCATCGCCCCCTACCGAGCGGCCGGCACGTGGATGATGGCCGACGCCACCGTCGCGAAGATCCGCAAGCTCAAGGACGCCGACAACCAGTACCTCTGGTCGCCGGGGCTCGTCGCCGGCGAGGTCGACACGCTCCTCGGCCGACCCGTCGTGGTCGACACGAACATGCCGGCGGCGACCACGGGCCTCAAGTCGGTCGTGTTCGGCGACTTCTCCGCCTACTTCATCCGCGACGTCAACGGCGTCCGGATCGAGCGGTCGGACGACTTCGCCTTCGCCAACGACCTGGCCACCTACCGGTTCATCCTCCGCACCGACGGTGACCTCATCGACACCACCGGCGCAGTCAAGCACCTCATCCAGGCCTGACCCGCCTGAGGTGACCGGGGCCGGGTCATCGGAGACCCGGCCCCGGTCAGCACCCCACCCTCACCAGCGAAGGAGGCGCCCCGCATGGCGCGAGTCAAGATGCTGTCCCGCCTGTCCGGGACCCGCAACGGCGAACCGTGGCCGGCTCCCGGCGACGAGCTCGACGTCCCCGACGACGAGGCGGACACCCTCGAGGCCCTCGGCCACGCCGAGCGAACCGCCGCGGGAGCCGCCCCGGCAAAGCGGGCCCGCAAGGCCGTCGTCGAAGCCCCCGAGGAGCGCTGAGGGGTGACGGTCTCGTCGGCCGCCGTCTCCGTCGCCACCACGGCGACAGGGGGATTCGACCCCGGCAAGCCGAACGGCAACATCGTCGAGGTCGTCGACGTCCCCGACGTCGTGGTCGACGAGCTGACGATCGAGGACCGCCTCGTGGCGCTCGAGGCGAAAACCGCCGACCTGCCCGACAAGGCACAGGGCCGTGGCTGACACCCTCGACGTCATCACCCTCACCGAGGGCAAGACCGCTGTCGGGGTCGGATCCGGTGATTCGTCGCTGGACGCGCCTCTCGCTCAGAAGATCACCGCTGTGTCCCGCCGGCTGGACCGGCTGTGCGGGCCGATCGTCCAGCGCACCGTCACCGACGAGGTCCACCCCGGCGGGTGCCCCTCGATCCGGGTGCGCCGTTGGCCGGTCGCGTCGTTCACGACCGTCACCGAGTACGACGCCACCGTCGCCCAGGTCCTCACCCTCGAGGACTTCGACACCCAGCCGGCCGACGGCTACCTGCCCGAGCGGTGGGAGTCGACTCCGACGGCGGTGTTCAACGGGGTGATCTGGCGGCGATCGTCGGGGTGC